CGGAAAGAATTTCCTCCTGAGGGCCTTTCGCTTCGGTAACGGTTTGAATAGCTCATGTTTCAACATTGGGGGTTTGAAATACCGCAGATTGGGGACATGATCACCGAGGACGTTCATACCGTACTGTGAGTACACGCAGGGCAAATCGCAGTCTGCCATCCACCGAGCCCAATCCAGTCGCAGGTCCTGAATGTCGTAGGGGAAGATGAAAACGATCTTGAACTTACTGGCGTCTCTCAGTTGAAGGATGTTGGCCCAGGCCTTTTGATATGTCCAGATGTCAAGACCGACAAAGCACAGAATGTCGATATCCACATGCTGAAGCAACCTGATAAGACGAGCATGGCCCCATGAATCTTCCGGGCTACTGGCAACCATTATGGTAGCCGCTGGAGGGTCAAAGACATCGTTTGTTATGACCATTTCGGGAGCGCAGAATCCAGCGTGTTGATATTTGTCGGTATCCACCTGTGATAGAACCGCAGACATCATATTCCCGAGCCCTGAATGATAATTGGGATGTTCTCCAACGAAAAGTACTTTCTTCTTCATGAACCTTCACCTCTCAGTGATTGAATTATCTGTGATCTTCCTCTACCATTAGGACGTCCACCCCTGGAAACCTTCGTGTTTCAACCGTACTGACTTGATAATATTCCCCACTTGCAGGTTGAAACCTGTCCAGGGCTTGTGCTCCCACCGAATGCTGGATGTAAACTTCGTCTTTTCTAAGTCCGATCAACGCCATCTCTTCCTCATCCTCCAGGCTGTTACCGTAAAGAGCGGCCACCTGCATGGCATCACAGTCGCTCTTGATAGGGTCCCATAGAGTTTGCGTATGATATTGAGCATCCGTTGCCTCACCGCTTGGCCTGAACAGCACACCATCAGAGATATTGCACTTATAGAAGACTGACTCGTAGTTGGTGATTGCATCCCCGCTAAGTAGGGGAAGTTTATTCATCGCAAGAAATCGCTCGGAGGTTTTGTCGAACTCTATCACGTCCCCGGCAACGACATCCGTGTCATACGACAATGCGCCGTGCCTGAAATGCTCCAGGGTTATCGGCTTGGTGGCCTGGCTGGTCGGTAGATACGTCCCATATTCTGAGACGTTTCCCGCCTCCCTGAGTATCGTGAAGGCTCCCCCGGCATCTGCCAAAGCATCTTTTATGTCGGCGCCGATGGTGGACACGTTAAGACTCTTTTTTCAGGTACATCAGTTTAGATAAGACCTCCCACTCTGGAAGGTTGTTCGATCGGAATCTCTCGGGCTATTTTCTCGTTATCGGTTTTGTTGCAGCATGGGACTCTCGGCTGCAACCTTTTTAAGTATCTGCCTCAGTCGGGTTTATGATAACCTTGTTATCATCGGTATAGGTCGTATCAACACCCGTCCCTGGTTGATATTGAAATCCGGCATCTATCTTCGTGCCAAACATATGACAGGCTGCCACACCTGCGAATTCAAAAGCATTATCCTCAATGGCCTTGTTATACTCATCATCCATATCCTTGATGATATTTCGGTAATTCCCGAAGGCCTGCTCACGGTTGAGGTTCTCGTAACGAACGTTCTTTGCCGCTCCGGTCAGCAGCATGAACAGCAAGGCCCGCTTGGTCCTTTTAATCATCCACCGAATCTGAAAAGTGGACGTAACGGGGCAGGTGAACCCGGTCTCGGCTTCGGCATCATCAACGGCATCGGCAAAGTTATAGGAATCAAACTTTGTCGATAGATCCATTACCTCTCTGGTAACGCGGGTTATGAGTTCGTCTTCAGTCATTTATTGTCGTCTTTCATCTTTTTAGCGACATTGCTCACATACTGGGGAGTGGTCTCGAGTTTTTTGGCTATTTCAGCCTGGGTTAAATCGGCGTCATTAAGCAGCTCCTGAATTTTCTCGGATTTGGTTTTCTCCTGGGATGGTTTCGGCATTGACCAAGGACTTTCAACGGCATTCGAAGACGCAAGTTCCGCTTCAAGTTGCTCGATATGTTTCTTCAATTTGGTGATGATTTCATCTAGTTCTTCCAGCTCAGAAATACGACTCCCTGCAGATTTAAGTTCCGCTGTGAGTTCCGCAATTCGTTCATTGGCGGCCTTGATATCCCCCGTGATTTCCACGGTATCCCCGAGAACCAGAACGGAGGGCTTCTTCATTTTCACCGCACGAAGGATATCTCCTGGTATGGGTTTAACTGAATCATCAAGGATTGTTCCCTTGATCCAAACAATTGGCTTCTCGCCTTTCGTTCCTCTCAAAGTCGTCAAGAGTTGTACTCTCATGTCATGCCCTCCTTATGGCTTGCTTAAAATTATGGTTACGGCGCCATCGTGTAATTCGTTTGCTCTGACACCGAGTTTATATTGAGCATTCGAGTCGTCATCATCGTAATAGGCTTCGTCACTCCCCGTGAAGGTATCCACGGTTTTTACAGTTGTAAACGTATCAAAAGACCGGACCAGTCGAACCGTCCCGGTAAACTCCCCGCTGACGCTTACATTGAACGGACCCTCGGGCTTGATCGCACTGGTAAACGAATCCTCTCCACTCGCATTTATTGTCTTTTCAATTTGTGGCAGATCGTCGGTCAGGGTAAAAGCGGTCGGCACAGTCCGGTCAAATGTCTCAACCGTATGCCCCGGGATTACATTCTGGGGATCCCCGTCCGTATCTTGAACACGATATGTTACACTTCCATCATTTCTGTAAGTCGGCATCCTCTCCCACCTCCCTTGAAGGCGTTAGATCATTAATAGGAAGCCCGAGGGCATCTCGCTTGACACCACCCGGGCCCCAATTAACTTCGTCAAAATGTTTCAGATAGGGCTCATTAGCCGCTATTTGTCCATTACAAAAAACATTTACCTTGATAGCCATTTGTCGTTCCTCGCCCTGTTTAGAGGATTGCGTTAAAATCAGTTACTTGGCTCAAGCTCCACTACCACGGCCAAATTGGCTATCTCTGTGGTGGGGGAGGCAGTGCGCGTAAGGGTAAGACTGCCGGTAAGCACATCACCGGCCGAAACATCATTGGCGTCAGGATCAACAACCGCCTGCGTAATCCCGGTATCACCAGTTACCTTGGTCGTTTTCTGCTGGGACGCTTCGCCGCTCACATGAGCGATCGCCGGGCTTGTGGTCAGGCATGTTGTTCCATTGATCTTTACATCCAATGCAACGGACAGGGTATCCCCATCGTCTTTGCCACTCGCACCAACAGAGAGCCAGGTATCAATAACCTCCCCGCCTCCCTTGGCTACACCGATTGGGAACCCGATTTTATTTCCCGTCAACTCACCTGAAAAAACCAGCGTTGTAGAGGGCTCGGCCACTTCGTTGACCTGCTTGCTAAAGTTCACGCTGGGGTACGGCCCCTGATATCTTCTATCTGCCATGACATTACCTCCTTTCGGCGCTTAGCCTGTTACCTTATAGGAGTAAATGGCGTCCTCTTGATAGAGGACCGGGATCCCCTTGTTTTGCACACGAACCGCGATCCCGTCAGGATCCCATTCCTCATGCGTATCAACCTTGAGACCATAATGTCGGTCTAGATCAAAGGGCGCATTGGCGAACTCCGCAATCTTCTCATCCTCTACAGTTGAACAGAACATCGCGAACTTATCTGTCTCAATGTAGTTTTTGTTGGTATACACGTAATCCTCCTGAGACTTATAGGAGGTGGAAGGGGCCGTGGAAACCGTGACAGTTGACGCTTGAACGTCAATGCTGGCAATGGTCTCCGCTTCCTTTGACCGTGCGGAAACATCGTAGAAATAGAGAGAATCCCCTACCTCAAAGTCCGTTGGGTCATCCACGGAAACTGCTGTGGTCGAATCCGCTGTAACGGCTGCGGTCAACCAGGCCTTGAGCTGGTACACCTCATCGTAAAGCACCATATTCGCAATGCCGAGGAGCGATCCAAGGACCTCCCTTGGTCTGGTAAAGAGATCACCATCCCCAAAACTTGACTTCGAAAGCAGGTTCTGGATCGTGGTATCGAACATCATGTACTTCATGACATCCGTGGTAAAAAGGGCATAATCGATAATGCCACCGTTTGCCTTCCGCATATCGTTCTTTGCGTCGAAAATATCCTCTTGGATGTTTCGACTGGCACCGTCATCCCAATACCTGGAAGCTCCCAGGTCAACGACCTGATCCGACGGTACGTCATAATCGATGGTATACTTGAGGCCATTCTGGACGAGATACGTGAAACTCGCACCAGTCAGCATCTTCGCAACCATCCATTCCTTTCTTCGTTCAGCTCGGTTCTTTTCGCTTTTCGTCTCATTGGCGATCCGTTTCTTTGCGGAAAGGTACTTTGCCGAGGTTCCGGGTTCTCTGAGGTTATTCAAAACTTCCTCCCCAAAGAACATCTTTTCCTTCCAAAACGCAGCAAACGCTGCACCGGCTCCAACACCCTGAGGTGCAGTCGCGGGAGAGGGCGACCCGGGGGCCACAAAGGGCGTTAACCCCCTGTTTCCGATCTGGGTTTCCCATTTGATATTGTCTGACTCCCAGTTATCTTGCCCAAACATCTTAACAAGACTGAGCGAAGGAGGTGTTTTCCAGCGCTCGATCAGCTTCTGCAGCCGGGTAAGTCTCAAGTCAGGATAATCACTTGCTCGAATAGTCATTTGCTTTCCACCTCCTTCTTATTTCAAGTAAATCAAGTTTCCGTCCTCGACATTGTCAAGATCGGTCTTGGAATCAGAGTTATAGCCATAAAGCGCCCCTTTGTAGAGCACTGCATTTCCAAGAACCAGGTTCCCGGCGCCACCTTTGGAATTTTCACCTTCGCCGGTATCCACTCCACCTGCCAGAATACCCTTGGCGTAGGTGAACGGAGCCGTTATTAAGGTTTGGATCCAGACGCACCCGCCCTGAGCCACCGTAACTGAAGAAGTCAGGGCATTGGTCACTGTAATCAAGGCGATATGACTATACGTAGTGCGGTCAATCGCTGTGATGGCACCAAGATCGATAGCCGATGCACCATCGAGGGCACTGTCACCAGCTCCCAGATGATCTCCTATTGCAAATTTGTAGGAATCAGTCATGGTTACGTAAATCGCTGTCGTATCGAGCCCGGCAGACGTTAGGTAGGCCAGACCCGGATAGGTCGTAAGACCTGCGGATAATCCCTCAAGCACGTATGGAACATACATTCCCGCCCGGCTTGTGCTTTCCGTAGCAATTCCCATAACAGTTCCGGCAGGGACAATCCCGTATCCTGCGGGGATGGAAATATCTTTTATGAAAGCATCTTCGGGCTTGCTCTTGAACAGCGCCCGAATGTCAGTCTGTCCTGTTCGGACAACTCCGTAAGGTTGAGATCCGTACATTAGTTTTCACCCCCTTCCTCTTTCTGCCCGCCAAGAGTGAGCATTTCATCCACCCAGTCGGTATCTTCTTTTTCCAGTTTTTCGGCGTTTAAGGCCTCGCCATCAGGCTCGTTTCCGGTTTTGGTATTACCAAACCCCGTTCCCAGAACCGTGGTGGTCATGCCCTTGCCTTCCCATTCATCGATTTCCGCCTGAACAGCCGCCTCAAAGGACGCTTCATCCAGAACATCATCTTTGATGTGGGAAGCTACGGGTACGGCCTTACGGACCTTGGCGTGCATTCCCTCGGGAATGTCGCACCCTGCCAGGGCCTTGGTCCAAATCCGATCCGAAGCGTTGGAAATACGGGTTTGTCTCTCCTTCACTTCACGGATGTAGTCCGCCTTCTCCAACTTCAAGATTCGAGTCTCCTTCTCTTGAAGCTCACCTTTAAGGCCATCGATCTGGACTTCAAAGCCAGACTTCTCGGCCTCATGGGAGGCCCGCAGTTCCTGCTCCACCTTTTCCCGAATCTGATCTGCAACCGCTTGGTTGTCCGGGTTTTCGGCAATGAACTCTGCTAAAATGTTAGGCATTGTGTGCTTCACCTCCTTCTTGGTGGCCCGACCACGGGCCGTTCTCGAGTTTTTGCTCGTCGCTAAATCATCCACGATAAATTCAATGGCATCATCAAACGACATCACTTCGTCCGCCAAGCCAGCCTCGACGGCATGCTGCCCCATATAAAGAGCAGCCTCAGTTCCCTTGACATCTTCCGCTGACAACCCGCGGTTGCGTGCAACAGTACTTACAAAGAGGTCATACATTTCGCGCAGTTCTTTCATTGCGGAATCATATGCCTCCTTCGATAGTTGAGAGTGGGGATCAAAATCCAACTTCCGATCTCCTACGGACAGGTCGGTGTATTTCACCCCCAGCTTCTTGTCTAATTCGCTTTGGTCCACATGCCGCATTCGCACGCCGATGGACCCCACCCCACCTGTGCGGGGTAAAATAATCTTTTTTGTAGCTGACGCTAAGAGGTAGCCCCCCGAGTAGCTATATTCATTCACGAACGAATAGACCGGCTTCGTGGATCTACGAATTTCGTCCGACAGATCAAACCCTCCAGCTACTACACCGCCGGGAGTTTCAAAATCTAAAACAATCGCGCTGACCTTAGGATCAGCCTGGCTATTACGGAAATCCCCCCGGATCCCTTCGTATGAACGTACCCCAGATAAAGCATTCAACCCGACTGACCGATGGACCAAGCTACCAATGACTGGTATAACCGCAATCTCAACTTGGTTGGTTTTTGCAGGGGACCTGGCCTTTATCATCTCCTCGGCTTTGACCTCACCACCTTCGGCTCCAATCCGATCACCCAGTACGCGAATAATGACATCCAGTTTTGACGGCAAAATCATCAAAGGCGTGTTGTAAACCATCATGGCAATGTGCTGTGAAAAAGAGGGCATTTTCAAATCCTTTCCTCCGGAAAAGCAAAAAGGGCGCATAGCGGGTGTGGGCTGCCCACTAATACGCCCTTCGCTTTCTTACATTTGTTCTTCAGGCCTGCAGGACCTTCAAAACAAACCCGGTGCTAGGAGGATCGGTTCGATCCTTGGTTTGAAGCCTTACCCTTCTTAGGGGGCTC